AGGCTCGTCTTTTAGTGAAGCCTTAAAAATAGGATATCCTCTTTCGCTTCGTAAATAGCAAGCTTCCAAACGGGCATATTCATCCTTAATAATGTCTATAAACTCCATAGGACAAGAAACTCCTGGATATTCATTTGGATTAAGAGCAACCATATATTGACTCTTTGGCCCGGTTAAAGGATAACCTACAGCGGTTTTGGAAACCATGGCATCAATAAAACGCTTACCATCAATTCCACTAACCGCTTCGATATCGTTAAGAACTCTCAACTCCTTCTGCCAAATTGGACGTTCAACAATAGAACGAAAAGGCAAAATATAATCCCTACACGCCCATTCAAGAGCAGTTCCTGGCATATCAAAACTGGGATTTGTAACATTCTGCAAATTGACATAAAAGGGTTTCCATGGATGAAATTTGGGAGGACCCCATAAATTTTCCTGTCCACAGATCCTAGCGACATCATTGGAAATAGGGGTATTGACCACGTCAGAACGATTAGTCGATCGACCCCTACAACTTCCGTAAACACAAAGAACTCCATCGGTGGGAATATAATTTACACACGATCTAGAATGAACTTTATAGGAAGTAAGAACTTCAACACCACACTGAGTATCCAAAAAATCTCCTTCAGAATGTGGTACGAAGGTTGAAATATTCTTGTTCAAATGATCAACAGCATCAAAAATGTATTGTTTGATCACTGCACCACTTGCTCCTTTATGACCATTGCCTGCTAAATGCACTCCTGCAATAACAGATGGTTTAGTATCGGCAACAAGTGTAGCAATACATAGACCATTAAAAGTCTTCTCAGGCAATGTGTAAACATGGCCAGAGTAAGTAATGCTACCCACCTTAATGCTAGCCTGAGGACTCATATAAGTGGAATACTTAATAATATTACCTTCAGAAGTTCTGTAAATCAATGAAGCATTAGCTTTACCAATTGGTGCGTCGGGCAAAAATTTGGAAATATCCTTCCATGTTCCGCATCCAGCAACTCGAACTACACATAAGTCCGTGTTTGGCACAAAGTAAGCAGATTGCTTAGAAAGGACTCCATGTCCACGCTTATGGGCAACACTTTCATTAATTGAATAATCCATTCGATTTGCATGATATACCTCAAAAGGAATCTGTTCATCATACCAAATATGTTGAGGAACGATGGCCAAATTTGACTTTACAAAAAGCATATTACATGTACCAACACCGTCTGGATGTTTTGGAAAACGTGCATACGTGAGGTTAGACTCAACTACATTAACCAGCTGACTTGAATCACACTGGATATTTGCAGATTGAGGAACCTTTTGTACATACGCACCAATCCATGGGTTTGCCTCAGCGTCGCGAAGTTGCACTTCAGCATCAGAGGGGCTCAACAAATTGCCTTGTTCTTTCCAAAAGGAATAATATCTCTGAACGACTTTATAAGCAACTGCTAATGCAACAAAAGAAGCAAAAAAATGAGCAGCTCTCCTATTCCTAACAATGGCGAAAACATCGTTTACAATATTCTTGTATTTAGATGCCTTCTCCAATGTATTACGATATTTTATGTAAAATCGTATAGTATAAAAATGGAATGCAGAAACAAGCCCAAATATATAAGTAAAATAACCGAAGAAAAAGGATACTATAGAGAAAAGAGTGGACAAATGGCCCAATATTCTTATTGTATTCTCTCCATCCCAAATACCTCTAAACTGCAAAACGTAAACTACTTTTTGACACCAGGCCAAGAAGTTGAGATTATCTAAAAAGTTAAAAATAACATTTAAAAAACTATGCTTCTTAATCCAATCAAAGGCAACTTTGGCATCATCCTCAGTAGGAATACCAAATTGTTCATCTAAAACTGAATAAGGCATATTTTCGACATTCTCGACGTCATCATCCGCATGAGGAACGCACTCCAAAACTGGAGGTTCACACTTACAATGTGCAGTGGGTAAATGACAAGATTGGCACAAATGGATTTTATCAGCCAAATCTCTAGAAATTTCGATTATGTGTTTCTGATTAGCATAGTGTTCACGTGACTTAACAGAGAGGAGAGCAATAAGCTGCTCCAAATCAATACGATGATTTAAAAGCGACTTAAGCTCACCTTCAGGTCTGTCCGAATTATCAGCATAAAAAGTTTCGGATTCCCAAACATCAGGGTAAGGATCATCGCTAAAATCTTCTTTAACCTTCTCGGAATTAAGCTGAAAACCATGCTTACGATAGGCCTCTTTAACATGAACAGTAATGTGAATGTGACACCTGCGAATAATAGACATAATATTGTTAGAATATATCGCAGCAAGTTTATCCAACTTGATGTTACTATTTAAAAGAACTACCAAAGGTTCTAAAGCCATTTTACCTTTTTGTTCGATTTCTGCCATATTGGCATAATAAGGAACATTATTAACAAGATCGATAAGTCTTTGGGTAAAAGCCTCTTGAACGAATTGGGGATTAGTATTTCCCACATCGTCCAAAAGAATACCATTAACAAAGGCTTTGGCATTAGACATAAATTTATCTGATGCATTAAGATTCATCAAAAGATCATCTGTGGCTTCATAACCATTCATCTTAAGAACTAATCTTACTAACAAAGCAGACAAATATGATTTTCCAACGGAAGAATCACCATGCAAGTACATAGAAAAGGGCGCAATGCGCAACTTTCCAGATGTTCGGTACTGAATAAAATCCGCTCTAATTTTGCGGAGCCTTTCATACTTAGTTCCAAAAAGAGTACGTTCCGGACCCTTAAGTCCACGCATAATAATAGTTCCACGATCAATGGTGTTGGACAAAAGACGGTCATAACCGTTTTCAGTCATAGAACCATCTCCATATTTGGAGATATTACCACATCTAATAAAATTACTCATCTCATATATCTTATAATAAGCTTCATCGAAGTCTTCGGCATCTTGATCAGTATATAAGAAATGGTTAATAGATCCGCTTTGGAAAAATTTGTAGGCACCTTCTGCAAAAAAGACAATAGTGTCTAAAATGGCAGCGCCAATATCGGGAGCACTAACATGTTTGCGATAGGCACCAATAGAGAAAACTCTAACTCCATTAAAATCCACATTAAAATTGGATAATTCACAAAGCCCTAAAGCTGCGAACATGGAAATAAGTTTAGAAACTTTCTCAAACATTGGAGATTGACGTACAGCTCCCCAAGCAATTTGACTCTTCTTCAAAATACGGAGCCAATCTGGGAGAGCCTCAGACTGAGCGGAAAAGCAAAATTCACTTTCCCATTGTGGAAGCTCATCTGATGTGTCGAAAAAAGGTGCAGGTTTGGAATCAATTTCTTGTTTTGCATCTTTAACCTCCTTGAATGAAAACAAATCAGTCTCGACTAAAAATTCAATGCATTTCTTAAGCACTGATGAAGAATAATGTGTTTTCAAATACATGAAAATAATAAACAAAGCATGACGCTTCGATTTACACATGTAAAGATTGGTAAAAAGGAGACCGAGATTCTCAATAATGTTTAAAACATCATTTTCGGTCGATGGGTTAGTTAGCCATTTAGAATTCTTAATTCTAGTTTTTGCATAACTATAAAAATCGAAAGCGGCAGTTTCGCCACTTTTGCAAAGCTCAAATAACGCACGGGTGGAAAATTTCATAATAAAATTTGTAACCACCGTATGCGTCGATTCGAGCCCAAATTAATGGGTTCAAATTGACACAATTCGAGACACGTTTTAGCCGAATCATTACCTCGTAAGGTTCATCGGTGTATGGTGCTTGCTAAGGACAAGTCCTTTCAAGTCGTGGCACCCGTGACTCTACGGTTCCCTGCCAACTAATTTCATAAGAGTTCATTGACAGGCAGGTTGTGGCTTGACGTTTTCATTATAGGCGCAGTCAAGTAGCGCAAAAATCATATCATCCCTCAAGTTCTACTCTTTGGGGTAGGCTTTTATAGAGTGAGACAGCAGAGAACTGTCGTACTTCTCTTTAAAAAAGGGTTCTGGTATTAAATGCCTCAACAGGCGTACCAGGAAAAGAATAAAAGATTTCGGACGTATAAACGTCGGCGG